GCGGAAGAGATTCCGCACCGTCTTGATGGAAGTTCCCATCAACTGACGTGGTCAGTCGACAGAAGGTGTCTTCCAAGAAGACATTGTCGTAAGTTCGACGCGCGCTCTCAAGGGCAGCGGAGGTTCGCCTCCGTCCCTCTTGTTAGCGTAGTTGGCCAATGCACAGCCGAAGGACTGAGCAGGGTAGCCAAAGTAGGTAAGGAGCCTTAGGATTGGACACAACCTGAAGAACTCAGGTTCTTGCTGAGATAATGCAAGGTCCACAGGGAGTAATTCCCTGAAAGTAAGTGGGCCATCCAGTTACTGGTTGTTTACGAATCCTTCGTAGACGTAATGTCCCCAGTACTGGTTGCGTGTACGTTGTACACTTACTCCAACGGAGTATGCTGAAGGGGTGGAAGCTTGATCAGGGCTTGTGACCTAACCGAGATACGTTTCGGCGGCACATGTCTCTGTCGAGGGGAAACCCTGGAACAGAAACCGTATACTACTTTCGTTGTATACCCTGGTGGTACCAATGGGGTTGAGCTTTGCTGAAGTGCAGAAAGCTCGTGTGCTTAGCACGCGGGCGGGGTTGCATTATAAGGAGGCTTGATAGCCAGAGGAACCCACCAACGATTCACCATCGTCTCCTACTCGGAGGACCTGCGGCCCTCGACCTCCACTGAGTGGATAGAGGAAACCGAAGGCTAACCAAGGTGCTCACGGCCCGAGGCCTTTTAGAAATATTATGAACAAATTACTATTTGATCTAATACGACTAAGAGACCGTAAGGTACGCGTATCAAACGTTAGTTGGTCACCAGATCTAAAAGTCTGGCGTAACTGGTTGAAACCCGGCATCAGCTGGGTGAGACTGGTTACGGGAGGTGTCTCGAGAAGTTGGGTTATCCAACTGTCTGTCTTCGCCAAATTATGCGTGCAACTGGCCAAAGGGCAAGGGGTCCGAGGTCTGGTTCTATACCTCAAAACTGCACAGGTTGTGCTAATGCAAAACCTGTCAGGTTCTAAGCTTAAATACCAGCCCCGAGCAATCGGTCAGGTAGCAGTAAGTCGCGCAGCCGATGGGCTTCCGCGCTGCATCCCTCGCTTTGCGAGGGATCAGATAAGACGGGGGAACACGGTTACGCTTCGCCTGTGGCTAACGTTCTTTGGTATATACCGTATTCTTCAATTCGTTGGTAAACCTAAGTTCCACACGATTACTCAGAGTGGGCCTCTGCTCACTCAGAGTTTTCGTAAGGAATGGTCTTCGTATATTAAGACTGGGTTCTTGCCTGCGATTGAATCCTTTACGGGAACGCCTCTTGTCGGCATCAGCCCTGCTGAGGCCCTCAAGAGACCAGAACCGCTGACGATTCACAGCGCGTCGGCAGACAGCACAAAGCTGGAAGTACGGGGTCCAGATGGAGAACTAATTCGTACTCAGTACGATAGCTCGTTCGCTAGTCGCTTTAATTCAGCGAGCCGCTGGGTTGAGGGTTCATGGGGCTGGGATCTGTTCGTATATCTCTCGTTCCTAACGGGAGGTGTGGGAACAACCAAGTCACTGTGGACGCAGATGGAGGAAACCGCCGCTCTCCGCTCAAGATGGTTGGGTGTCGATCGTAAGATCGCTCCCGAGGACTTCTCCCCGAGAGGTTCAAACCTTAATGGGCGGTTAGCGTGTTTACCCGAGCCTGCAGGCAAGGTGCGAGTGGTCGCATTAGTCGACTACTGGACTCAAGCCGCATTGTTCCCGCTGCATGACTGGTTGTTTGAGATACTACGGGAGATCCCTACGGATGGAACTTTTGATCAGCTTGCGCCGGTCAAAAGGTTACTCCGTCTTATAAAGGATGATACTGTGGTATACTCTTACGACCTGTCGGCGGCGACCGATCGGTTGAGTATCAAAGCCCAAATGCTTCTGTTGGCAGGTGTGTTCGGGCCAAAGTTTTCCGTGGCGTGGAAACGCCTGTTGGTGAACCGAATTTACTGGGTGTGGGATATACTCCCATCCGGTAAACCGGGTCATGTCCCTTTACGCTATGCGCAAGGGCAGCCAATGGGCGCGTACTCGTCATGGGCGATGCTGGCCTTAACACATCATGCGATGGTTCAGTACGCAGCATATAAGGTGGGGATAAGAGGTTGGTTTGACC